TTTCTGCGTTGTTTTCTGGTGGCGTAACCACTTCTTTGTTTTCTTCAGACATAAATAAGTCGTAAACTTAAAGGTATTATAATAGTTATACTACCATTTGACTTTCGCTGCCCAAAAAGCTGCAGACATTTTGCCTTTTGCTATATTTTTTGCGTGACGAGCTAAAAAAGATTTTCTTCTTGCTTTTTGTTTTTCTGATTGTGGGTTTTTACCTGCACCTTGAACACCTTGCTGACCAAATCTAATTAATTTTATTTTATCTCCTTCTTTAGCTAATACTGCATGACTTGACGTTGGATGATTCGGTGTCCGTTTAGGTTTGTTATACCCACTAAATGTTTCAGACCCACGTTTGACTGTCATTAGCTTCTCTTTCTTGCTTTGTTATATATGTCTTTATCAACTCGTCTTGCAGGTCCACCTCTCATATAACTATTCACACGAGCCATAGACCAAGCCGCCATTGATACATTACGACTACCGCTTGATAAATAAGCACCTTGACCTTTTCTGTAAACAGATGCAAGTTCACCATATGTAAAGCGAGTACCCTCAGCTTTTTTTCTTAGTGCTTTTTTTGTTTTTTCGTTTAGTGGACTTCTTCGACTTTTTTGTGGCATCTTGGTCAACCCTCGATTTGATTACTGCAGCAATATCAATGAACTTACCTTCTTTATAAAGTTTGGCAGTTCTTTTGATTTCAGCTGCTTTTGCTGATTTATTTTTGGCACCCCTTAAATATGATTTTGGAATGCCAGTTTTTTTATCCTTCGGTACTTTCCGTTTTCTTGGCATCTTTTTTTGTGGATTTAACAGGCTTAGTGCCTTGTTTAGCTTCGGCCAATCGTTGACCTAATGACTTTGCCATTATTTTTTACCACCTTTCTTTTTTTTCTTTTTTGGAGGTCTGCCGACCTTAGAACCATAGGTTCCTTTTCCCATTGGCATAGTTTTAAAAGCAACTAAGTTAATATTAACTGTTTTTTGTAAATTTTTCTAATTCTTTTAATGTTAATTCTGAACCATCTTCTCTTACAAACTGACGAAAGACATCTGTAGGGTTTTTACCTTTTCTTATTTGTTTACGAAAAAGTGCAGATTTTCTCACTCCAAATATTTCATTCTGTATCTCAATTGGTTGCTGTGCAAACCAATTTGGATATGTAACATCAGCAGGTACAGTTTTACCAATTTGTTTCAAACCTGTCTTACTTGGTCTTGTTCCTATGTCTAAATCATCAGTTGTTAATCCAAATTCTTTTAAAAATTCATCTGAGATTATAGGTACAGTTACAGATCTGCAATTGAAATGCTGAGGAGGGGTTGGACCTTTTCCAAATTCAAATATCTGACCATCAAGCCTAGCACAAATAGATGAAGTTCTACTGTCGAGTGTTGCAACGTATTTATATTGTTTAGTGATGTCTTGATTCGCCGAGTAAACCGCAGACGAGGCAGCATTAGCAACCTGATTTATACTTGTTCTTACAATTGTATGAACTTGATTGTTTGCAAGCTTAGTTGCTTCACCACCTGCAGCAATTTTTTGAGCAATAGTTCCTTCTTGATTAAATTGTAACTTTCCTCTTAATCTTCTTGATATTTGACTTATCGGTTCGCCTGTTAATAAACCATTTCTTACAGTCTTTGTAAACAGATCTGCCTGTTGAACCGCCAAACCTCTAAATGCTTTTTGTACTGTTGCACCATTTGGCAAAGTAATAACTGAGCCAAATCGTGCAGTTAAATTAAATTTTGGCTGTACACCAGTAACTTGAGCTTGTAATTCTTTTGGCAAAGTAAAAACATTTACTTTTGTAGGATCTGTAGTTACTACACTTTTTGCAAAGTTTTCTGAAACTTCAACTGTTCTTACAGATCTTTTTGCTGCATCAGAAGGTAAAACCTTTTTTAATTGTTCTTGAATAAAATCAGTTTCAAGCATTGCTAAACCTTGCAATTGTTCGACTGTTACTTTTGTACTGTCGATAGCCCAAGTCCCAAGACTTTCCTGTAATTGTTTTAATATTGTTCTTAATCTTAAAGTTGTTCCGGGCGCAGTAACTTCGTCTATAACTGCTAATTGATATGAAATATCTAAAATTATATCGTTGTATCTAGTTATTAGTTCATTTGCAACGCTATTGCTAAATCTATTTAAATTTAAAGCATTTCTGTATAATGCTTCAGGTATTGCTTGATTTGGTGGTGCCATTAATCATCTGCAGGTTCATCTGTTTCTTCTTGTTGCGGTGTCATATTTACCAGACCACCACGCTGAGTAGCTTCAATCTCTTCTTCAACCTCAAATTCATCACCCAAAACTTCGCCCTCATGTAGTTGCTTCAACAAAGTTTCTTGTGAAATCGAACCAGCAGTATAAAGTTGTAATAATGCTTGTATTTCTTGAGGATCTAAACGCTGTGATAAGAAATCTCTATTTACAAAACTACTACCAGCATCAGTGCCAGTATATTTTGAATGATAAACCAAACAGTTATCAATCATATCTTGCATCTGTTGAGCAACGACCATCATTGTTGAGTCGCCCTGTGATCTGTCAATTCTTTTAGCTTCTGCAGTTTCAGCCGATAATTTTTGGCCTAATACAGCAGCAAGACCTAATTCGTTTATTTGATTTGATAAATTATCCAACCTTTTGAATTGTGCTTCATAACTACGACCAGCAGGTTCAATATATTCAGCACGACCATCTGCTGGAAAAGCAATAGCTTCACCGGGTCCTGCAGTTACTTCTTCGCTTTGTTGAGGAAAGCCATAAAAAGCAAGCATTGGTACAGCAGAAATATGCAATTGATTATCTAAATCTGATTGAATTTGATATGCTTTCAAATTCAACTCAGCAATATCTGACATTGGTGGTCTTGATTCAAGTAAATTTATTCTGTTTGAATATGCAACAGAAAATGGTATTTCATCTACATCCATTGTGCCTTCTTCAAACAAAGTAAATTTATTATTTTTATTTTTTCTGTAAATTTGAAAATTTCCGGGTGTGAGTAATCTGACTTGTTCTATAATTTTTTCACCATATTCACCATCAGGTATTGCAACTTTTTCAGATAATCGTAATTGAGTAAATTTAATCTGACCATTTATCATTTCTGTACGAAAGCCCAAGATATCTCTTGGTGTGTAAGTTACCCAATAAGGTCTGCCATCACCACTTGCTGGTGCATCAACTAATACACCAACATGACCATATCTGACCATTTTTCTTGTGGTTTCGTATGTCCAAACATTTAAATCATTTCCTTGCAAGTCTACATTAAACAAACTTTCTCTTATTTCATCTGAAGTTTCATTTAATCTTACAGGTTTTCTAGTAAGCATACCTGCAAGCATTCTTTCAAGACGTAAGTAAAAAGGTGGACAGACTGAACGAGCAAGTCTGTTATCATAACTTTCATCTAGTTCTCTTGGTTCCTGAGGTAAATATTTTCTGTGTCTTTTTCTCATTTGATATGTACCGCCCAACAAATCCTCTATCAGCATCCAATGGGGTTCTTGCTGAAACCATGTATTATTAGGGTCATTTATTTCTTTTCCCTGTGAGCTTGTCTCACGATTGTAATAGTTATAACCTGAGTACACTTTTAAAACTCCTTAATTAATTACAGTTTAATAGCTTTCTTTAATAAAGCCTAATACCAGTCTTTCGACCAGCACCCATATGTAATGGATTGAACAACCTCCAACAGATGTACCCAAGTGCATCTACCATGTGGTCATAACCAGCCTCTTTGTCAGGATCACCTTTTTCAGTATAACTTTGTAACTCAAGACACTCGATTAATTTTTTTGCAGAATTATGAATTTTTAACCTTCTATTACCTTTGCCATCTTCAAATAATCGCTGCACAGAATTAACTCTATCTCTTACTGGTGGATTCGAAGCTGCGGATTGATTAACAAATCCGTAGCTTTCAAGTATTTGGATGTCGGTTTTCGTAGCATTTGTGCTTCTATTACCGCCTGAAGCGTCAGGGTAGATATATATTTTGTTAAATGGATACCTGTTTTTAATTTCTTTCGCCAAAGTGTCAGTGTCATAACTAGCATTGATTTCATCAAAAATGGTCATTGAATCACCTACCGCAAGCCCAATCACAGCATTTGTGTTACCGATATTAAAGTCGATTCCAATTCTGAGTGGTTCGTTTTCTATATTTGGCCTTTCATCAATGACATGAGTAGATCTATCGAAGCGTGAGTAGACTACTCCTGTTGTTATATTACAGAACTCGCCATTCAAATATGCTTGAAGTAACCCAGACTCATAATTCTCTTCAAGTCTTGAAATAAAATCTGATGGTAAGTGTGGATTATCATAAGTCCTCATTTTTATTAAACGTCTATCAGTCTTTGTTTTAGCCTCATTACTGCCAAACGTATTCCACATCCACCTAAAACCTTCAGGTGTAGACGCTACACCGAACTGTCTTTGATTACCACTACGAAGTCTTGCAAGAATACGAGGAAAAGCACGATCTGCAATGCTTGGACTTACTGTATCAATCTCATCTGCAAGTACCCAAGCCAAGTTTAGACCGATAATTCTTGACCAATTCTCAAACGATCTACATAAGATTTTACTTTCCCCATCTGGCAGATGCAAAGAGTACTCAGGTAATGGGGACTGACGTAGGGTATATGGAATGCCATAATGCTCCAAAAACGTCTCGAAATCATTTTGCCAGATATCTCGTATTAAAGGTGCAGTAGGTTCCATCACTGCACCTGTAAAACCTTGATTACTCATAGCTAACTGTACAGCTTTAGCACAAAGACTACGAGTTTTACCAGCACCATAACCTGCAGAAAGTCCAATTATTTCAGTATTTTGGTCATTTACAAAATCTAATTGGCCGGGATGTAAGTCATTCTTAATATCCTCCATTATTCTCTCACAGTCTATATTTGAAGAACTGATAGACTCTAATATCCCACCTTCTTGAATATCAAGAATACTCATTTTACTACACCACTTATCTTGGCCATTGTATTTATACAGCCCAAAGCGACATGAGGCTGACCATTTCTACGAGCATCTTGAGCTAATGTGCTTAATTGTGATAAAAGTTCTGCAGAAAACTGACGTCTATCAATCTCCCAATCAATTGCTATCAGTTTGTTTGCTTCAGCCAAATATACATCAACTTGCCTTTTATTCACCCCCCATTCTTTTGTGCCATAAGCCACAATTTCAGATCTGCTTGCATTTCGAGCCTTCAGACCTGCAACTTTGCGGACTCTATCATTAAATTCTTTCTTTGTAGCTCTTTTCATATCACTTTTCTTGTAATTGTAGATTAAAAGATTTTGGTTTGTAATTGGGGTCTTTTATCAGTGGTATGTCTTTAAACATCCTCCAACTGTCTTTCACATGAAAATGTGGCCTACCATATTTATTTTTAAGCTCAACAACACTTGGCCATCTTCGCTGAAGAACTCGTGAGCCATAAGCACGTGAATCAAGATTTTGATAGGCAGTACTGTTTCCACCTTTCATGCTCATAGTTTTCATCTTTTCTTGCGTTATAAAAGTCGTACCGATAGTGCAGTATTTATGTGCTAGAGACTGTAAACATAAATCTACATCCTCATTCCAAGGACCTCTCCAATTGAAAGGCAAACTGTTTAGTACACACATACATGAGTAAACATGAACATTTTTTCTAAAAGGTACAGGGGTTATTCTCGCATTAGAAAGAAAAGAATAGTATGGTCCATATATTCCAACATTAGTCCATTGGTCACAAAATTCTTCACATAATCGCAAACCTAAATTCGGTTGTATTTGTATTCTGGTTCTGCCATTGAAATGACAAAACCATCTGATATTATCATCTATTATCCAATGTCTGTGATGACCTTGATCTCGGCTATAATTCATTATCCAAACTCGAGGAGGACAGGGGGTACCGTTATTCAAAAATGGTAAAACAAGTAAATTATGGTCACCATAAATTTTTGCGTAATTATCGTACTCAGACTTATCAACTACAAGTTTAAATGGAACACCATACTGCATAAACAGTTTTGGTGTTAAAGCATTATCAGAACGCTTATGAGAAGGTATAAATATTGGATATTTAGGTAATATTTTACTCATTATTGTACAAACAGTTACGACAGGCTGAAATCATTTCCCAATTGTTTTCAGCGTGGGCTTTTCGTAGGCTTTCCATTTTTCCACTTTTCCATGCTTCTTTTAGTGTCATGTCTGCAATATTACCAATAGCCAACTCTTTTCCCCATAATTTACAGCAAGGTAATATATCCCCCGAACTATCGACTACTAATTGTTTATTAGGAAAACTACATGGCTTTGGTTTTTCGTTTTCAAACAAGGTAAGCCCAGTAACTATACCGGGTACTTTGTTCATTGTTTGAAATGTAATTACGTCTACTACATCAATCCACTGCTCTTCAAACAGTTTAGCTTCGTGTTCATTAATTTTATTTTTTAAAAAACTTACTCTTACCTTAGGAAACTCAAGTCCTAACTCATCCCTTCTTTCTACAAGTCGTCTCACATTTCTCACAACTTTTTTATATAGACCATTTTTTCTTTGCTTGTTATAAGTTTCTTCAGTTGCTGCATCAATGCTGATAAATACCTTAGTTACACCGCTTTGCAGTAAAGCTTCAATTCTTTGTTCCGTTAACAAAGAGCCGTTGGTAACGAAGTAGATATTTATAA